GCAGAGTCTCCGCCATTGTTATTTTGAATGTTAACCTGAACACCTTGCTTGTTAAAGAATGCGTTCTGGAGCTCACACAATGCTTTAGTTAAGTCTGTTAGCTCTGACACATGTTCTATACTCATTGACAGAGTACGTATGCGGTTATTAATATGCATTGCAGTACGCTGGAACTCACCACTGAGAGAGTCTAGACCCTTGATACCGTTAGTCACACCATCAGTAATGGCTTTAGCCTGCGGTTGTAACTCTATGGGTAAGTCGCGTACTAATTCGTTGGCCATTAGGTCCACAGCAGCTTCATCCATCTGCAGTAAAGAGTTAAGACTACCTGACACCTCGGCTTCTTTTAGCTCACTGCGATACTTAAGAACACGAGAGTATGGGATGTTTAGCTCTTCAGCTATTAGTTTCGGCTCAGTACCCTCATGTAGGCGGACTATTGCTTTATACTTTATCGCATCTGACATTAGCCGCTCCTTGTTGGGTCTCCCAGGCTTCTAGCTGCTTAAGGACTAGCGCACTGAAGTTAAGCCCTTTATTAGTACATAAAGTTTTAATTCGTTCGATAGTTTCAGTATCTTGAGGCCTAGAGCCTTTAGTAGAAAAAGTGAATATAGCCATTGTGACCTCCTAAATTTTTATTAATTATATATATAAAGGTGTACTATTGTAAACAAATAGATTAATATATTTATTAAATTACGATAACACTTAATAGAAGGTAAATTATGAGTACTCCAAGTATTGACACTCAAATCAATGAAGCGATTAATAACAGAACAGAGGTAGAAGGTAAAATGCAGTTTGCAGAAGACCTGGACCCAATGGTGAAGTACGCAGCGAACGCAGAAATACGCCGCCGTGACACGCAAGCTGCGTACACAAAAACCCAACAAGAGAATCTCGCTCTTACATCAGAAAACACCCAACTAGCTAATACCTGGGCGGAAGAAGTATCTAAACACCTCACATCAGAGCAACAAAATGAGCTTGAAGAGTTAAAGCATACTGACCAGGAAGCATGGCGTGAAAAGATTAATACGTATGAAGGGCAAAATGCGTCTCGCGTTAAAGAGAAGCACACGAAGATTAAAGAGAAGGCTGGACAAGAAACAGAGTTGCAGCAACGCACAAGACTCTTAGAAGAGCATAATGCAGCTAATCCTAAGTTTGCTCTTACCGATGATGTTATTGATAACGACATCCCACCTCGCATAACTAAGAAGTTAGAGTCAGGTAAAATCTCATTTGAAGAGTACTTACAAGAAGCTAACACCTTCCTTAGCGCCGGCAAAGTTATTAGCCAAGGTGATCCTGCTCCGGACGATATTGATTTAAGCAAAGCAGGCGGGGACCACAAACCATCAGACGAGGCAGTTGCTGGTGACATCAAAGAATCGTACGCTAAAGAAATTTTTTAACTGAGGAGAAGACCCATGAAGAAGAAACATCGTTTAGCAGCTGAAGAAGCCAAGAAAAAGCCCGCACCGAAGCCTGCACCTAAAAAGGCGGCTAAGTAGTGAGCAGACATGCGCCGATGGAAACAACAGGAACTGGCAAAGGTTCTAAGAAACGCAAGTCGGCAAATGACCAGGCTTATAAAAAGAACTTAGAAAAAGTAGAGTTCGAAGAAAAAGAAGACTTACCCTTTAAGCTAACAGTGAATGGTAGGACTTATTAAATTTATTAAGTGTACATTTTCAGTAATTTACACTATATTATATGTAGCAGTTAAAAGTTTTTATCCTCATTTATGAGCTAAAGTAATTCTTTACTAGATAATATCCTGACGGACTCGTTATCGTTACACTGTTCAAACTAACCGTGCAATAATGCACATAACTTGTAACTTAGGAGCTAATTATGGCAACTGGTGTAGTCCGTCTGGACTCTGACCTGAAGCGCAAAAAGTGGATGCGTGAAGGCTTGGTACAAAAAGCAAGTACTTCGTTCTGGACCCCGTTAACGGGTAATACGAAGGACTCTATTGTCTACCAAGAAAATAACGAAAACTCTGGCTCAGGCCATACCGTAGTATTTGACTTTGACGGCAACCTTTCAGGTAAAGCGCGTAAGGGTAAAGAAACTGCATTTGGTACTGGTGAGCAGAAGAAAAAGTTCTCTGACAAAATTACTGTTGAACGCTACCGTCTCGTGGCCGATAACGGTGACTCTTTCGACGGTGTTGACATTGGAGATTTAACAATTAACCAGCATAGTGACTCACGTTCTAAGCTTGGTGATTTATTCATACGCTTTAAAGACCAAGCGTTATTTGACGTTGCCCAAGGTAACATCATTACGCAAAATACTGGTTTACAAGCTCCATCGCACATTATCGATAGCGGTTCAACGTTTGACTTCAATACTTTAGTGGATATTGAAAGAACGTTAAAAACTTCTAACGGTTATACGACTGGTGGCGTACGTCGTCCTCTTCAAGGTTACACAACCATGAAAGGTGACAACGGTAAAAACGGTACTGAGCCTGTATGGATGTTCGTAATTGATTCTGCTATGGCGAATTTATTACGTAAAGACACCGCTGGTTATCAAACCATCATGAAGGATGCTGACATCCGTGGCCAACAAAACCGTAATATCAAAGGTGTGTTTGGTCGCATTGGTCGTTTGCTTATCGTTGAAGCAGATCACTTCTTTGGTGAAACTGCAGGCACGTCAACAACTGGTTTCGGGTTTAACGACTCTGAAATTGAGATGTGTGGTTTGCGTCAGCTAGATACTGTGAACGGTGCTTGGACTGGTCAAGAAGGTTTTGACTATGCTTCTACACTTAAATCACGTGGTCTATTAATGGGCGCAGGTGCTCTTCAATTAGCATTCGGTAAGCAACCAGATTACAAATACCAACCTTCACAGGATTTTGGTATTAAGTCTGAGTCAGCTGTCGAATTCTGGCTTGAAGCGCGTAAGACTAATATGAAAGCGGAAAATGCTGCATACAAACAAGCTAAGATCTCAGACTTAGACTATGGTGTTGTTGCGTTGATGTTCAAGTTTAAGGAGTAGAACATGGCTAATAAAAATGTTACTCGCGAAGGTAAAACGCATCTTAAAAAGTCTGTCTGCTTGATGGCTATCCAATTGGGTGCTGAACAGTCAGAAGCTTTCGATGATGCCTCAAATAACTACTTAGTTGGTTATTTACCGCCTGGCGCAGTTATCACCGATGCAAAAGTTGTTACGAAAGTAATTTCTGATGCTGCTACAGTAACTCTTGGTACTGCCGAAGGTGGCACCCAGATTATGTCTGCGGGTACCACTGCAGCTGTAGGTATCACGGGCACCTTTACTGGTGAGAGTGATACAGGTACAGGCGTTCCAGTGCACATGACTTTAGGTGCAGCTGTAACAACTGGTGACGTTCGAGTGCTTATCTCTTATGATGAATATGACCTAAACACTGGTGATATGACTCGCATAGATAACATCTAGTACATCGTGTGGGTCCTAGTGGCCCACACAACCTCTATAGGTGTTATATGGCTACTCGTATAGAAAATATTTTACTTCGTGCACGCGATACTTTAGCGGACCCTCAAGGTGAGAGGTGGTCTGATAGTAGACTACTACGCTTAGTTGATGAAGGTCAACAAGATATTGCAAAGCACACAAAAATTTTAAAAGGACAGACTAGCCTCCCATTAGTGGAAGGACAGGCTGTTTATCCCTTACCAGACGATCTCTGGTTGATTACTCGCGCTGCTTTCAATGACTGTCGTATACCTTTGCGTTCTCACGCAGAGCTAGATGAGCTATCCCGTAATCACGCTATTAATGCTAAAGACTCTTACCGCAGCCGCACTGATTTTACTAGTGGCTCATCTTGTTGGGAGCTAGATACAGGTTCAACCATTGAAGCTTTACTTTACGACAGACGTAACGTAGGCGAGATTCGTGTATACCCTATTCCAGATGAAGGGGTAGCAACTAATTCATACACTTTTGAGACTGACGACCCAGAATTTAAGGGTGCAGAGCTTCTAGGTGTTACCGCAGATATTACCGACTATACTTTTAGCTCTGTTTACGGGGTAGTCACAACTTTGTACGACCCAGAAGTAGAGATAGAAAACTTTGTTGACACCTTTGGTGTATTGACTGGCGTCAATGAATCAGAAGGTCTAGTCCATGTCTGGTATATTAAAACACCTTCTATTGCTATTACTTCAATTGAAGATGCGTTAGAAATACCCTCAATGTTTGACACAGCTCTGAAGCACTACGTAGTCTCTATGGCTTTTGACGACGACTATGACACCCGTTTTGCTGAGAAGGCGCAGAAAGCTGCGAGCTTGTATGAGCGTGAATTAGGTATTGTTAAAGAAACAGAAGCTAGTAGTGGTACGCGTGATAGTCAAACTAATACTACAGCTTACAGAGGAGCATTTAGCTAATGACTGACCAAAGAGTAGTACGCAAAAGTCTAGGTGGCCAGGACGACCTGCTATTTGGTGAAGGCCAAGAAACGCAAACACGTGCTGGTGGCTCCTACAATATCCAAAAGATACGCTTAACTTATCCAGTTAATAGTCTAACCGAGCTAAACGCGTTAGACCCAGAACAATTTCCTAAAGCAACGCTTTATGAAAATAGTGTGATGAGCGAGTACCAGTATAATCCAAGTACTGAAGTGTACGACCAAATTAGTAGTGTTAAAGTACTTAGTTCTACTACTTTAACAGATGGTCAAACTACTGTAGATGCGATTAATGCCTATGGTGACATCTCTGTCACTGGACCAGACGTTAACGGAGGTAGTTTAGTCTTTACTACAGACTATACTATCACAGATAGCGATACCATTGAACTAGCAGAATCTTATCCTGCTGGCACTACTTTACAAGTGAGGTAGTTGTGGATAATTGGCAATCGTGGGCAACTGCAGGACTAAGTCTACTAGTTGGCATTGTTATGTTCAGCTACAAGAGAGACAAAAAGAAGGGTGATGACCAAGAAAAGGCATTTCAGGAATTTAAGCTCAAGATAACTGAACGGGTAGTACGAATTGAATCAGAAGCTATGACGGATAAAGAAGTACGACTGGTGTTGCAAGAGTTCTTTCAACCATTCCTTGCATCACTGCAAGATATTAACGGTAAGACTGATACTATCCAAAAAGATGTTAATGACGTAAAGGTACAGTTAGCATCAATACCTAAGCGGAGAGAAGATAATGAGTAGAGGATTTTTTTCTAAAGGCGTTGCCTATGGTGATGATGTCTTAATACCTGTTGGTACGGGTCAAGTACCAACGGTGGACCATAATACACTACAAGCCCAAACTAGAGATTTAGACGTCGCTGGCCAAGATATGATAGACTGGGCTCTAACGTACATCTGGCCAAGTGATGCAGGCGAAGCTATGTCTATGGTGTCTGATAATGCTTTAGACACTGCATTAGTCTTAGTTAGTGGCTTAGACGTTGACTTTAATATAAAGAATGTAGTACTGCCCTTAAATGGTTTAACGCCAGTGCTTATAGGTACTTTTACTCGCATTAATGNAATTACAACTATCGGTGCTACCCCCACTGTTGGCACAGTAATTGTTACTGGTAACGGTAATACTTACGGGCAAATGAACGCAGATAAACAAATCTCATCTATGGGCATTTACACTTCGCCTGCAGGTAAGCTTTCACAAATATTGTCTGTGTCTTCTTCAATGGTAAAATCTGGTGGTAATGCAGATGAAGAGCTTGAGGCAGACTTGTATTTCAGGGCACCTAACTCTGTCTTTAAGTGGGCAGCAGGTTGGTCAATGCAGCGTCGAGGTTCGACTACAGTAAATATAAAAAATGAGATACCTCGAGCTATTGAAGGTCCAGTAGATCATATTATTAAGGCGATTCCTTCTGCTACTGGTATGATTATTGGTATTCGTATAGCTTTCTTACTACAGGATGTTAAATGAAAATACAACAGTTTACAGGAGGTCAGTCTAGTAGACAACGTCCGCAGTACAT